AAAGATTGCTTCTAAACCTGCTCCTGCTCCAAAGGGAATGGAAGACGAAGATGATGATGTTATGAGTTACTTCCAGAAGATTGCTAAAGAAGATTAATCTTACTTGCTAATTAAAAAGGGATCTTTACGATCCCTTTTTTTATGCGTATCTATTTTCCAGATACTTCCCTTGCGTAGACTCTCTATTTCTAATAGGTGCTTTAATAACATTATTATTAGTACTTGTGTTATTAACTGGAGCATTGACGACGCTATTATTAGATGGAGGAGTCTGTGTTGGCATCTTAGCTACTGAGTTGTCAGAAGATTGTTTTGATACTCTTTCAGCTGTTGGAGTATCTGCTGGAGAAGAAGCAGCTAGTAGATCACTTGCTTTAGCATAACCCACATCAACTTTTCGTTTGTCCCAGAAACTTAATTTTTGGTATGCGTCATCCTCTTTGACAATCTCAGCAATTTTATCATTATCACCACCTGCTCTTGCATTTGATTTAATTTGTCCAAAGGCACGAGTACTAATTTCTCGTTGACCATCTGGTCCAGCTGCATCGCCAGCAAGCATCGCTTTACCAGTTTTTGGATCGAAAGTAGCAAAGTCTTCTTTTATAACTGCCTTGCCATCCTTACCAACCTTTTCACCAGTAGTAAGAACAGCAGTTGTGTCGTTTCCATAACTCACGCTACCATCTGGGTTAAGTTTTCCATCCTTTCCAGATGCTACAGTACTCTTGGAAAATGTAGAACTTTCACCAGTAGCATCAGAACTTTGTGATATACTTTCATTACCGCTAACTCTTTTAGTTCCTTCACTTGGTCTAAATGGATAGTATGGACCAATAGAAAACTTCTTACCAAGAATAGAGAATCCCATTTCTGGTATTCCAAAGTCTTCAAAGAATCCCATAACTTGTTCTGCTATACCTTTGAAGAAGTCTGTGACTGGTTTAAATACTTCTGTTAGTGGAGTTACAATATAATCAGTAATTAATGCAAATAATTGTTTAGGTATAAACAAGAATGCATCAACAAGAGTCCCCATAATATTTTTAATAGGTTCCCATAACGACATCATAGACTCACCTAATTTTGTCATTGTTTCAATTGGACTCATGATAAATTCTTGAATCTTTTTGGGAATAAACAAAACAGCGTCAACAAATGATGAGAACATATCTTCAAACGAGAATGAATCTAAAAATTCTTCAACTGCTGTAAATCCTAATGCGCCAGCAATCCAAGAGATAGCACCTTTGATCATATCAAGCACACCAAATACTAATCCATTGAATAGTCCTTTGATTGCTCCACCAATTGCACCAACTAAACCACCCTCTTCCCATCCAGCAAGCGCACCTTTGATGGTATCCCAAATGGACATAATGACCATCAATGGGAATGCTATTTTACTTACTACACTTGATACTGCAGAGAATAGTTTGCCAAATGCACCTAATTTAGATCCAATGCCAGCAAAGAACTCCATAAAACCACCAAGAGCACCTTTAACAAACTCTACTGCTTTACCAATTGGTCCACTAACTTCAGATATTGTTCTGAACCCTGCAATAATTGGTTCTAAGAATCCAGTAACAGCTGTCTTTATGGTAGTAATAACTTTGCCAATCATTGAACCTTCACCAAAGATTCCTTTAAAGAATCCTATTGCTGTCTCAAACATTGCTCCAAGTTTACCTACAACTGAGGAGAATGCACCTTTAATAGCAGAGACCCAAGCAACAAAGGTTTGTTCAACTGATGTTATAATTTTACCTAAAGATGGAAATATTTCTCCAAGTGCTTTGATTCCCTTACCAAACATCTCAGCAAAAAATTTAACTGTCTTGACCCATGCTGATACTATACCAGCCACAGTTCCAGCAGCTACTGCAATAATGGTTCCGATAGTTCCAAGACCAAAATCACTATCTGTTTTTGGATCTTTTACCTTCTCAGCCATCCCTCCACCACCTCTGGTATTTTCCTCAATCTTGATCAATAAACCCAGTTGTTTATCACGGAATCTTTCATCCTCAACATTGGCTTCTAAAGATGAATTTAACCCAGAGTCTTGTTTATTCTGTTCAACCTTATCCATTGATGCAGCAGGTGGTATTTTTGATGCTCTTTCACGGATCTTATCTTCAGCAGTCATTAAGAAACCAGGTTTACCGCCCATGGCTTCTGGTAGTTTTGGTAATTCTGGTTTTGTTATCTTTGGAACTAACTGTAACTGAACCTTTGTCTGTCCTACGACTGCTCCTGTCAATTTTTTAATACTAGAAATTAAATCTTTAAATACAGGTGTGAGTCCACCTGTGCCATCTCCTCCACCAGAGGCTGGTGTGAATGCTTTTGGAAATTGCACTACATTAGATTTTTGTTTTTCTAGTACTGATTGCATTATTGTCTACTCTCTATTCTTTGTTTTTCTTCTTCTAAGTATTGCATTAACATATGGATATAAACATCTCTTTCGAATGGTATCATATCCTCAATGTCTACTAGTGAATACTTATGATACTGTAGCAACGCAAAATTCATTTTATAGTAATTAGTCAGGTTATCATGACAAAGGTTTATTAAAAAAAACTGTCCATTCCCTCCAACCTAACCAAGTGTGCTTTCGAGCAAACAGGGCAGTTGTATTTAACATCGTATCTTAACTTTGGCATAGTTTCAAAGAATTGTTGAATCTTTTGAAACTGCTCAGTTGTTAGATTATTTACGAATTGTAATAGTTCATCTTTGGTCTGTTCTTTAGCATGATATACCTCTTCACCATCGTAGATGTAATCGATAGACTGAGTGATAATATTAAAAACATTTTCAGTATCATTATTGCCGATCGTTTCAAATTTCTTGATAATATCTACAGAAGGGTACTTCATAACAACACCAACATCTCCCCACATAGGAATTTTATTTGTATGGTCAGGTGCAGCTTCTACTTCAAGTTTTGTCAAATCGATAGCCATTTTAACTTTGGCTAATTTGTTCTCATCTCCATGATCTTCATCACAAGACATAATTAACTCAACAGTCTCACCAACAGACTTAGCTCGTAGTTGTGTGAAGATATATTCTAAATCAAACATTGCAAGATTATCTACATCGATAGGATCTGACACACAAGACTTAATAACTGTCTTCAGAGTGTCTACCATTACTTTTTGATCTTCACTTTGCTGAGCCAGCATTAGTGCTTTCTGATCCTTAACTAGAAATGGACGATATTTGATAGTCTGTTTTGTTGATGGAACCACCAGATTGTAAACTGGTGCATTATTTAATGGTAATGCCATTAGTGTCTCCTTTAGTCATAGTCTTAATAAGTTTATTCAACTCAGTTGTGCTACCAACAAAGATAGCATTATTGGTAACCTGTTTGGCTTTCTCAGCCTTAGATGGTTCATCTAATTTTTGTTTCTGTTGATGTAAATCCATAAGTTGTTGGTTAACATCAGCCAGTTGTTTCATAAGGTTGCCCACTACTTCAAATGCTCGTGGGTGTTCAGATTGTTTCGCTACTTCTAATGCTTGCATTAGGGCTTCTTGACCAGTAACAAGCAACGATCTAAGGTTTGATCTAGTAACTTCATAATCAGATTCAATCTTTTCATTATGTTCAGGTACATTTTCAGAAAGTGCTAATTCTGGTTTTGGCATTGGAGCCAGATCAAATACTTCTGAAAGATTATCATCTAATTTCATTACCAATCCTCTTCATCTTGTAGTGCTATCCCTGTATAAATCGCCTGTCTTTCTGGTAAAGAATCATTATCTTGTATGCTAAATGCTGGGTTAGGATTATCTTCAATAGACATAAACATTTCTGGCTGGGCAGGATTATCTTCTGCCTGTGGCTCAGAATTATCATTTTGAGAAACAAGCTGGCTTGTCCAATACTTATATTGCATAGTAACACTTAATTTCATTATGTCTTTACTAGCATAATCCATTTGGACTGCTCCAATTGTTTTAGGATAGCATTCCCATAGTGATACTACATATGTTATTCTATCCATCAAGTCATGAACCTCAATGTTCATTCCAGTAGTATAATTTTTGTAATAATTAAATACTCTTGTTTCTGGATTTTGAATAGCCTCCATCCAGTTATCAAATACTCGTTTAACATACATATTTTTATCTACATAAAAAGACATATTTAAATTATCGAATAATTTTTCGTAGGGAACTTCTCTAAACTCACCGAATGATCTGTTTTGAGCAGTGGAAAAGTTCATACCTGGAAGTTGTACTTGGTCGCAGAATAAACTTAATGTTTGAGGAACTGTAGAATCTAAGCCAGTTAAAGGTGGAGTAAACTTCACTACATATCTGTTAGATCTAGCCAGACCTTGTGACTTAACTTCTGCGATAAATTTATCTAACATACTACGCTTTCCTTATAATTTTCTTTGAGTCTGCCCAGACTTCTGCCTTACTGGCACCGACGAATCGTTCAACTGGGAGTAACATAGCAGTCGCCCAATCTTTAGATGTTATTTGTCTAAACTGACTTCTCACATGATTGGAAAGATATTGTTTAACACATGGTCTTGCTGCAGCAAATCTAGATACACCATCAATTATTTGCCATGAGTATTTTAACTTGGTCATATCATCCATTCTAGTGTTACTTCTATAGATTAGTAAGTTATCTAATAGAGTTATTCTTAGTGGATATGGAAGATAGTGCATATTTAATCCAATAAAACCATCAGGTGTTTTTCTAAATGGAAATACTAGAGGAAATCTGTCATAATATGGTAGTTCAGCCTTACCCTTTGGATCATATGCATACATATACAAATGTCCAGGTTGTACTCTTGTTACTAGTTGTTCTTCATTTCCATTAAGCACTCTAGCTGGGGTGATGTTCTGCCTACCCAGTAAGAGTACCTGTTGTTCGAACCATGCACGAGACTTCTTAACTGTTGTTTCTAAGTCGTACTTATTTCGTTCGAATACATCTTTGATTGTTATTCGTTTAGGCATATTAGTTATTTAGGTGTCAACCC